TCTCAAAGACAAACGTGCCGCATACGCCCCACGTTTTCACAGACCTTTGAGCACCAGAGAGGCTTAGCCCTTGAGTGAGATGGAGAACAAGATTGTCGCAGAGTCCCGGGAGGAGTTCCACGCCTGGTTCAAGGCCTATTCAGATAAGCACAAACTCAGTAAAACACACACCGAGTCGGCCTCTTTCTGCAGAGAGGTTCCCTCCCTTGAAACCTACCGGCTGAAAATGCAGTTTGCAGCCACAGAGGCCGAAAAGGATGCTGTGTACAGTACCGCACTCATTGAGGCCACAAAGTTCTGTGCTCCCATAATGGAATGTGCCTGGTCCTCATCAACTGGCATGGTGCGCAAGGGCCTAGAGTGGTTCGAGACCAACAAAGAGAGTGAGATCGTCAAGGTCTGGGATGCAAACTATGCGACTCTAAGGCGTGGGACCCCTGACGCAGAAGCACTAACTGCCTACCAGAAGGCTGCAATTGCCTGGAGAAAGGAGGTAGGTTACAACCTGAACCCTCAGACCCATGTGCTCAAACAGGCTATTGCAGCTGAGTACAAAGTGCCTGGCACCATTGTTGCCAACATAAAAGAGATGCTGAGTGACATGATCCGACGTAGGAACCTCATTCTCAGCGGAGGGTCTGATGATGCACCCAAGAGAGGCCCTGTTGGCCGGGAGCATATCGACTGGTGCAGAGAGTTTGCGAAGGGAAAGTTCCTTGCAGTGCTCAACCCGCCATGGGGAGAGATTGGCAAGGCCGGCAAGTCAGGATACCCGCTTCTTGCAACAGGTCTAGCCAAGCTAGCTGAGCTTGAGGGCCCTGATGTTCTCAATAAGGCGAAAGAAAACATTGTCAAGTTTCAAGATTGGCTAAAGCAAAACAAAGACCAACTTGATGAGGAGCGAGCAAAGGTTATCCTTGACAGCCTGGTCGCAAGCCACAAGACAGCTGTTGCGCTGGCCAAGCAGTCCAATGCCTTTCGAGCACAGGGTGCACAGATCGACACCGTCTTCAGCAGCTACTACTGGATCTGGAAGGCAGGAGTAACCCCAATCACCTTTCCCTCTGTCTCTCAATTTCTATTCGAGCTTGGCAGAAACCCAAAGGGGCAGAAAAAAATGCACAAGGCTCTCACCAACACTCCTCTCAAGTGGGGCAAGAAGATGATCGAGCTTTTTGCAGACAATGACTTCAAGCAGAACCGCATCTACATGCATCCCTGCGTCTTAACCTCCGGAAGGATGTCTGAGCTTGGGGTCACCTTCGGTGCAGTCCCTGTCACAGATCCAGATGATGCCGCACATGGCTCAGGTCACACCAAAGCCGTGCTCAACTACAAGACAGGAGCCGACTCTGGCAACCCCTGTGCCCGCATCATCTCAGAGCTCTTTGAGATCCAGAAGGCCGGCTATGATATACAGAGCATGGACATTGTGGCATCTGAGCATCTCCTGCATCAGTCTCTCGTCGGCAAACGGTCCCCCTTCCAGAACGCATACCTTGTGAAGGGCAATGCAACCAACATCAACATCATCTAAAGGGCATCCCGGTCGGCACCTCCCCCCTTCTGCGTGTGTCCTTGTTTCTCCCAAAATCACTTCTGCAGCATATGCTTACTAACATTTTCTTATACGCAAAATTCCTTTTTCTTTGCTTTTAAGTTGTAATTAAGGGGCTGTGCGGCAACGATATCTTTGAGA